GTAAGGATTGGGTTGTGCAACTCGACCAACGACATTGAGGATGCCTTGAAGAAGTTGGAAAAGTTTGTCATTACCCAAGACAAGCCGAAACAGGATCGCTTTTTATCCCCTGGCGATGGCTCAGTAACTCCTCTCGTTCCGAAAGGGCGAGGGGAGCGAAAAGTCGTGCAAGCCGCTTAACTATGGGTCTTAAATGGCAACGCTTAATGGCTACATTACGGAAGTCCGTAGGCTGCTGCATGATGCTAACGGGAACTTCTATTCTGACTCCGAACTGACTGATTACATCAACGGAGCGCGGGAGCGTGTTGCCAGAGATACCGGCTGTTTACGAACTCTACAAGTTTCTCAGACCCCTATAGCCCCCGTCGGATATACGGGTACACCTGTTGCATGGACTGCTAACACCGCAGTCAATCTCAATGATCTGATCTTCTCGAACGTCTACATTTATGTCGTGACAACGGCTGGTGTAACAGGTGATCAATCTCCGCAATACCCTGGATCAACAACTGTCTTCCCGCCGTCTACGCCTTTTGCGAACGGCACGGCAATGATCCAGTACGTCGGCAACGCAGAGGTGATTCCTTTTGCGACATTGCCACAATCATCACAAACGCTCGACATCCTGAACATCAACGTGTTTTGGGGGAACAGCCGCTACCCGCTGTCCTACCTGCCGTGGACGCAATTTAATGCTCAGTTGCGGTATTGGCAGAATTACATCGGAAGACCAGCGGCATTCTCGGTGTTCGGTCAAAGCCAGATTTACATTTCTCCAGTTCCTGACCAAACGTATGTCATGGAATTGGATACAACGATTCTGCCAGCGCCGCTAGTGAATGGCGCAACGACAGATTCAATCGTTGATCCTTACACAACACCCGTGGCTTACTACGCAGCGTATACGGCGAAGTTCAAAGAACAGTCTTATGGCGAATCAGAGATTTTCTACCAGCAATACGTCAGCAAGGTTCGTTCTGTTCTCAACACGACATTTACTCGGCGTTTGCCTGACCCTTATAGCAATCCTTATTAACTATGGCTGCGACAGAGCAAAAGAAAAGCTATGCAGTAGTCAAGAACTTTAAGGGTGTAAACACCAAGGCTAACCGCACGGCGATTGATAAGGAAGAGTTTGCATGGCTAGAGAATGCCATGCCGATTGGTTACGCCAACCTCAAAATTATTCCTACCTTCACCAACACGGCTGTCACGTTTGGCAACACTGTCACCACCATCTTGTCTTCTAACCTGAACAACCTAGACTATGTGGTCGGGTTTCAAGAAGATGGCAGAGCAGAATCCGTCAACGTAGAAACGAATGTGAAGGCGAATGTTGCTGTTACAGGCACGTTCTCAAACAGCGGCATCCGTCTGACGCAGTGGAAAGACAACATCGTTTTAATCGGTGATCCGAACAACGGTGTCTTTGCGTGGGATGGTACTAACCTTGTGTCTATTGGTTCTGTTGGATCAATAGCTATTACCAATGGTGGAAGTGGATACACCAGCACTCCAGCCGTGGTTATCTCGGCTCCGAATCAAACTGGCGGCATCCAGGCGACGGCTCAAGCGACGGTTACTGCTAATGCGGTTTCGGCTATCACGCTAACCGACGCAGGATCAGGTTACACAGCGCCTCCGACCATTACCATCAACGGCGGTGGCGGTACGAACGCTACAGCCATTGCTAGCCTAGTGACCTTTAGAAAAGGTACGGTAGCGGTCAACGTGACGAACGGCGGCACAGGTTATACGAATGCTGCCAACATTGTGGTGACGATCTCAGGTGGCGGTGGTGCGAATGCAGCCGGTACAGCGATTGTCGCAGGTGGTCAGATTAGCCGTGTGATCATGACCAACCCTGGCACGGGCTACAGCAACAACAGCAACATCAGCGTAACTATCACAGGCGGTGGAGGTTCGAATGCAACAGCCAACGCAGTCATTACCACCGAGCAAGTGTCCGGTATCCAGACCTTCTCAGGGCGCAACTGGGTGGCTCAAGGAAGGACTGTGTATTACTCTGCTGCTGGTAGCTACAGCGACTTTACAAGTGTGTCTGCTGGCGCTGTTACTCTGACCGATACCACACTCCACAGCAACATCATCCAGTTACTGTCAGCCAACAACTTCCTGTACATCTTTGGCGAGGACAGCATTAACGTCTTCTCTGATGTCAGGGTGACAAATGTTGGTACAACGATATTTACCAACACCAACGTATCTGCGTCGGTAGGTACACGACTGCCCTACGCCATTTTCCCGTACTTTCGTTCTGTGCTGTTTATGAACGAATACGGTGTGTACGCGCTGGTAGGCTCGACTACCTCTAAGTTGTCAGACCCGCTAGATGGTGTGTTCCCGAACATTGACTTTGCCACAGCCCAGGTAACAGCCGGTCAGGTGCTGCTGAACAACATCCTGTGTGCGGCGTTCAACATCCGGTACTTGGATGGTAATACTTACCGTTATGTCCAGGCGGTGTTTTTCGAAAAGAAATGGTTTTTTACAAACCAGAGTACCGATCTGAAGTTGATGACTTCTGTGGCGACTGGCGGCAAGATTAAGATGTACGGCACGAACGGCACGAACTTCTTGCAGTTGTACGGTGACACGACGGCAAATGCTGTACCAAGCATTATTCAGACGGCACTTGACCCAATGACTGACCCGATCCGCACGAAACAGGCGTTGAAGGTAGGTATTGAGGCAACAACCAACAACGTATCGTTATTGAATGTCACCATTGATAGTGAACAAGGCTCTAGCCCACCTTACAGTTTAGGAAACTTTGTTAACTGGCTGAATAACTTTGGTAATCCTATTCCTTGGACGAATAACAGCAGTGCGGTGATTGGTTGGTTTGGTGGTCAGGGTTATACGTTGTACAAGACAGACGCGCAGCAGTGGGGTAAATACTTGGGTATGACGGTGACATCCAACTCGGCGGGTTTAGTTATAAACGGTTTCGAGTATGAACATGAATTGAGAGTGAGGTTCTAAATGCCAGTACCTAACAGTTTTGCCAATGTCACAACGTCTATTCCGTTGTCACAGTTGGATGCCAACTTTAATACCCCGATCACGCTCGGCAACACCGCTATTCAGCTAGGCAACACGGTTACGACGCTAAACAACATGACGTTGGCGAATGTGACGGTTAGCAGCGGTAATGTGACGATTACGAATGTGTCCGTGACTACGGCTAACGTCACGACTGCCAACATTGCAACAGCCATTATTGCAAACGTAACCGTTAGCGGCACAGGTACATTTGCAGCAGGTAGCAACACAGCGCCTAGCATTACGACATCAGGCGACACTAACACGGGCATATTCTTCCCTGCTGCGGATACGGTAGCTATTGGTACAGGTGGTACGGAAGCGTTGCGGGTGAATAGCTCGCAGAGTTTGTTGCTAAACACAACAAGCGCTCCAGCAGCTAGTGCAAAAATGAAGATTGCAACTTCTGCCCGCACAGGAGCGTTCTTCGATCTTACTGCGACAGGTGGTGAAAACTGGATTATTGACTCTACAAACACAACAGGGAGTACTGATGTTCTCGGCATTTATGCCAACGGAGCTACCGGTTTGTATCTCCAAGACACCGGCAACGTGGGGATTGGCTATACCTCAATCAACACAACGCTTGCTGTCAATGGTAATGCGTTGATTGGTACTGGAGCATGGCCTACAAACGATTTTGGTCGTTCTGGTAGCCGCTTTGTAAATGCCTCTTCTACTGAGGATGGAAATCTCGCTATCGTAAATATGCAGTCTGGCGTAGCGGCAAACAGAGGCGGGTATCTTTATTTGGGAGCTAGAGCAACTACGGGAGTCGATGGTGCAACATTTGCGTCTGTGCAAGGTCAAAGAGAAAACGCGACATCAGGTAACTACTCATCATTTTTAGGTTTTAGCACTACGTCTTCCACTGGAGTAATCGGAGAACGTATGCGTATCGACTCCTCCGGCAACGTGGGGATTGGGACGAGTTCGCCTAGCACTTATGGAAAGTTTGTTGCTTATTCCAGCGGGGGCTATGGAAACATAACTACTGATGGTCATTTTGAAAGTTATCAGCTATTAGATGTTGCTACGGCTGGTGCGAGATTCCGTGGAGGCTCAAGCCAAGGTAGTTTAGGTCGCATAGACATTAACCAAGTTACTACCGGAGCGAAAGGCGGCGAGATACGGTTCTTTACCTGTCCTTCAGGCACTAATACTGAAACCGAACGCGCCCGTATCACCAGCGGTGGTTACTTTAAGGCGAGTAATAGCGGGGCTTATTTTAATGCATCTGGGGAGTATCACGAATTTAGAAGTAATAGCGGCAATAATCTCGTAACGTACCTTACGCATACCAGCGCAACTCAACCTTATGGTACGGCTATAGCTTTCACAGCGGCAACGCCCAACAATACAACGAATTACTTTTTGTCTTGCGATGATACAACCAATACAAAACTTACTATTTGGTCAAGCGGAACAGTTAACAACCGTACTGGTACATATGCCGCATTTTCTGACATCAAACTCAAGCAAGACATTGTTGATGCGTCTAGTCAATGGGATGACATTAAAGCACTGCGCTTCCGCAAATATCGTTTCAAGGATGACCCTAATGGCTCGTTGCAGCTTGGTTTAATTTCGCAAGAAGCTGAACTTGTTTCGCCCGGATTGGTGTTTGAAACGCCAGACACCTCAATCGATAAGGAAGGAAATAGAGTTGAAACAGGCGAAGTGACAAAGTCGATCAAGTACAGCATCCTGTACATGAAAGCAGTCAAAGCCCTGCAAGAAGCCATGACTCGCATTGAAGCATTAGAAGCCGAAGTGCAAGCATTGAAAGGCAACGCATGAAATTCGAGCTAGACCAAAACGAAGCGCAGTTTATCGTACAGGTAATCGGCAACCTGCCAACGCAGTCAGGAGCGCATCCTCTGTGGCAGAAGCTGGTAGCACAGTTTAACGAGCAGATACCCAAGCCGGAGGTGCAAGAATGAGTGCCACATTTACTTGGTCTGTGACCGCTATGGACTGCTATGCGGTAGAGCAGGGTAATGCTGACGTTGTGTTTAACGTGCATTGGACTTGTGCTGGTGAGCAGGACGATCAGACTGCAAGCGCGTATAGCACTTGCCAAGTGCCGTATGCCGGTGGTCAGTTCACGCCTTACGAAGATTTAACCCAAGAAGAAGTATTGGGTTGGATATGGGCTAAC